TTAGAAAACAAGATAGCAAAAAAATATAAGAGGAAATACGCCGTGGGAGTGGGTAGTGCCACGGATGGTTTATATTTCGCATTGAAGTCCTTGGGTATCACGAAAAACGATTCTGTGATGTGTCCGGCACTCAGTTATGTGGCAACGGCGGGGGCCATAAAAAGATTGGGGGCTAACATACACTTTGTCGATACGGATGCGAATGGCAATATAGGCGAATTGGGAATTATGGGTTTGCCAAAAGCAATTCTGTATGTGAACCTATTTGGTAACCCAGCCGACTATGACAGACTGAAAAATTATTGTGGTGCGTACAGGATTCCTCTGATCGAGGACGCCGCGCAATCGCAAGGTGCGTACCATGGCAGGATGCCGTCTGGAGCGTTAGGAGATGTCAGTGTGTTCAGTTTCGATCCCATGAAGAATATGCCCAGTTTTGGATCCGGCGGTATGGTTTTGACCGATAGCAAGGATGTTTATGAATCTGTTAAATCTCTGAGAAGACACGGGTTCAATAGTGACATGTCATACGGATACAACAGTTTGATATCAGAAGACCATGCTCACCAACTGCTATTAATCCTTGACAAGTTTGACAGGCTACAGAGAATGCGGACCAAGGTGTTCGCGAGATACAAAAAAAATCTACCAACGATTAAATTTATAGAAGCCCGAGCGAACACGCAGTCCAGTCATCACAAGTTGGTGATGTTATCCGATAGGCGTGATGAGTTAGCGAAGTACCTGGACAAGAATGGTATAGAGACCAAGATACATTACAAGAGCACATTAGACAGTGGCAATAGATACATGATTGCTGAAAGCATTTGTGCCAAGGCCATAAGCCTACCCATATATCCGCACCTAAAAATGGAAGAGGTCGATTACGTCTGTGAGAGGATAAAGAAATTCAATGGCATTTGATAGTGTACAGGTCAGGTTTAAAAACACGTCACACATAGAATCACCATTTGCTCACACTCGAGTGGTCCCGTTCATAGGAAGTTATTTTGAGATTCTCAAAAGTGTAGTGGGAGACATCAAAACCGAATACTTCTGGTTCTTTTCTAATTTCGTAAAGATAGAAGACATAGATTTAGATTATATACCAGAACAGCACGAACGTGATCAGATCCATGTCTGGTACACTACTGATCCCATGGGAGGACTGAACAGTGAAGGTAACATAATGTTGATACCCACAAAGAAGTTTAAAGAACAGATGAATAGCATTTCTTTTTTGAGAGATTTTAGGGATATAAACTATCATGCACATCAGTCACTGTTCCAACAACCGATAACAAAAACACTCTTCAAGTTGAAAGATCCCATAAAGGCATATGACGGAAATAAAACTTTTTATCAATGGATGCTGAATAAAGATCTGGAAAACATACAACTACCGAATTTCTATCCCAGTTTCTGGGAAGATGAAAAGTTGTACACCTGGGGCAAAACCAAGGACATCATGTTGATGCCTGGTGATAGACAACTCAAACAGTTGTATGACATAGACAGGAGTGTGCATTTTGATTTAGATTACGATGTACGTCCCATGGACATTATATTCCTATCATATGACGAGCCAAACGCTGAGGAGAACTGGAAGAAACTGAAGGAGAAATTCCCCAGAGCCAAGCGTAGTCATGGGGTCAAAGGACGCACCCAAGCATATCACACAGCGGCCGCCATGAGCGAGACCGATTATTTTTTCGCCGTGTTTCCCACGATAGAGATAGCGGACGACTTTGATTTTGAATTCCAACCTGACAGGTTACGAGAGGCATGTCATTACATATTTCATTGCAAGAATCCCGTAAATGGTTTGGAGTACGGTCACAGGGCCGTGATACTCTACAACAAGCATCTTTGCCTGTCCACTATACATCCGAGATTGGATTTCACACTGTCACAACCACACACTGTGGTACCTAAGTTGTGTGGGACCAGTCACTTCAACACCACACCCGAGATAAGTTGGCGTGTGGCATTCCGTGAAGTGATCAAACTGTGTGAGATGAATCCAACAGTGGAAAGCAGGTTCAGGCTGAAGAAATGGTGTGAGCTGGGTACAGGCGATCATGCGGAATGGGTACAGAAGGGCGCTTTGGACGCCGTCGAATACTATAAAATAAACAATGGCAATAAGAATGCCTTGATGCTTTCTTATGAGCTATCTTGGTTGAAAGAAAAGTTTAAATCTATTTCTTAAAAGTCTTCGCCATTAATAACGAAGTTTTTGATTCCATGTCTCTTTTCAACGCAGGTATATCAAATTTTAGGTCTACAGATTTTATCTTGAGATAATTGGCCTCTATAGTTTCCTTGAGAAACCGAGCTATTGTTGCCTGCTTCTTCTTACGCAGTTCCTTGGCTATATCGTAGTGTATGGTGATGTTGTTCTTGAGGATTATGTTGATGTACATAAGGTACTTGACCGGCATGTTCTGGAATTGTAGTCCTTCCAGTACCTCCGGCCATTCCTTGACGAAGTCCTTCGTCAACTGTACCCAAGTGCTATTCTTTGGCGGCTGTCGCTTTGGCATCCGCTTTCTTGGTTGTGGTCTTTTTGACCGGTGCTTTCTTCTCGACTGCTTCGGGGTCTGCGGCCAACTCTTTGACAGTGATGCCCTTCTCCTTGGCTATCATCTCGTTCAACTTGTTCAACAGGATCCTGCCGTCCGTGCCTGATCCGTAGGTGACCATTATCTCCTTGGTCTTGAACTTCTTGATGTAGTTGTCGTTGTGTAGCATGGCCAACATGTTGGTGCCGTCAGCGAATGTCTGTCTTCCGATGTAGTCCGCCAGTTCATCCGCCTGTTGTCCACCTTCTGATTCCACGGCCTTCATCAGACCATTGTGGTACATGTCTGGTAGGAACTTGGTCCCCACCACTAGGCAATTGTCCGCCTCGCCTGGCACAGTCCTGTACAGTATCACCACTTTGGCTTTTGATTGATCCGCTAACTCTCCGATGTGTTTGAAGTGTCTCTTTGGACCGGTCTGACCGTCGCCCGCCTGTCCGGTGTTGTCACCCATTGGCATGGCCTGGTTGTTCACGTTCATTAGTGTTGACATTATTTCTTCTCCTCAGCAGTTGCTTCTGCTTTCTTATCTTCAGGTTTCTGTTCCGGTGCCACTTTGGCCAGGAACGCCTGTAGTTTGTTGTATAAGAATCCCACACCCGCCATCTCATTGGCCTTGAACGCACCCCTAGTGGATGCCACGTCAAGTATGGTTGAAAGATTCTTGAGATCGCCAATTGACAAAGCAGTAGGATCCGGTTGTGGAGCCTGCGTGCCTGCCGGTGCCTGTTGCGGTTGCGCGGCCGCTTTTGGTTGGGCAGTCTTCTTGGCAGTCTTCTTCAAGTTCTTTTTCTTTGTTGCCATTTGTTATTTTCTCCTATTAATCGATTAATATAATATACGTATATTATACTATAAATTAATTATGGTGAGCAACGGTTATTTTGAGTACTTCTGAGCGATGCCGCTGAGTGCGAACAGTGTGAGGTCACCAGGTTCCTCGAAACCCAAAACGGTCACTGATCTCGATGTGTCACCCTCGAATATGACATCTTTGGTAATTGAGTAACGGCCCGAGCAGTTCTCGTAGATCCACCTACGCATCTCCTCCACATTGGCCTCGTGTGTCTTGACCACCGTGTTCACGAAGTGTGGTGGTAATATGTCTAACTCCCTGCCGAAGAAGTTGTTGGGATTAATCCTCATACTTGTACTCCTTGTCAAAGTGTTCGTCCACTATCGTGGCATCTAGGCCCTGTTGTTTGCTGGTGTTCCTGAAATGCTCGATCAGTTTGATCGCCTGTTGCCTGTATCCTGGTAACACGCCTTCCATTGCGTCCCTCACGAACTGCTGTGGTTCCGTGTGTACTATGGTCTTGAATCCTCCTGGTATGTGGTCTATCCAGTTTCCGGCCTTGGTCATATCCGCGTTTATGGTGTGGGCCTCGGGCATCAGTTGATACTCCTTGCCGTGTAGCCTGAATAGCCTCCTGGTGTTGTCTATCAGCACTGACATCAGGTTCTGGAAGTAGTCCATATTGGAGATGTCTCTCATCTAGGCACCCCAGACGTCGTCATACATGGGAGGCTCGTTTTTATCTGCCCGCATGGTGTATGGTTTCTTGTGGAATTGTTTGAATGTGTAGTAGGCCACGAATATCACCGCGAGGTGTCCCAGGAACCAACTTAACCATAGGTCCGTTCTGATGCCCCAGAAATAGATCGTGAATGCGGTGCTCCATAGGAAGCTCAGGGTCAGTAGTATTTGTAGTCTCACGGTCTTTGGCAGTGCCCGTAGGTCATTCTTGCTGTCGTCGAACAAAATGGTTGCGGTGTCTATCATCCAGTTCCGTAGGCATTTGACCTTTTCCATTTTGCCCGAGTATGGATTGGTGTTTGGGAACAACATCATGTGAGATAACTCCACAGTGCTATGGCCAACAATCCAAAACTCATTATGGATATGGACACCTCGTTCAGGAACCAGTCCTTGAAGGTCTCCCATAACAATGATACAAATTGCCTATCAATCATCGTACTGCACCGTAAGTCCGAATGGAGCCTCGATGTCCCTCTCGTATGGATTGTTGATTAAGAATATCGTGTCGCAGTAGTCAGGGTCACCCCAACTGTCAAATGGCCAACCGTCCGTGAACATCACGAACTTCTTGGGCTCTATGCCCTGGTCCTTCATGTATTTCCAGTTGCATTCGAACTCAGTACCACCTCCTGAACCCAGTTTGTAGTCCAACAACTCGTCCGCGTTGTCTGGTGTGAACACCACAGGGTTGAACACCTCTGTGTCAAAACTCCAAAGATGTATCCTGAAGTCCTTGTATTGGTCCATTATGTTCTTGACCTCTGTCAGGAACTCCGTACACTGTTCGTTGCTGATCGAACCACTGGCATCAAGCGCCAAGCATATGTCGATCATCTCGTCATTGTTCTGTCCTGGCAGTATGGCAGACGTGTGCCAACTCTTCCTAGATGGTCTCATCCAAGTGTAGTCAGACTTGATGGTGCTCATTATCTGTTGTTGCAGTATCTCCCTCCAGTCCATCTTTGGCTCCGTGAGTTGTGATACCAATCTCTGTAGTGCGCCTGGTAGGTTGCTGGCACCCGTGCTCTGTGCCGCTGACACCATCGCTTCTTTTACTTCGTCTCGGATCTTCTTTAATTCTTCCTTGGTGTACACAGGCTTGCCCTTGCCACCACTCTTGCCGTCACCTTTGCCTTTGTCTTTTGCGTCACCATCGCCTTTGCCCCACTCCTGGTGATCGTCCATCAGCTCGCCTAACTTTTCCAAGAACTTCTTGCCGTTCTTCTTGGCGGTCTTGTAGAGGTCATCATATATCCTCTCTGATGCCCAGTCCTTGTACTTGTCGTCCTGGAACCCCTTGTTCTCGCCCTTCTCACCTTTCGGCATGTCACCGATGTTGCTGTCCTTCAGTATCTGGTTCACTGCGTAGTCCGCCGCTATGTTCCAAAGTTGTGGATCCCTGTCTCCGATCCTCACCAGCATGTGTTCGAATACGTTGTGTAGCACCTCGTGTCCAAACAGGAACTCCGCCTCCTTGGGTGTGAGTGAATCTATGAACTTGGTGTTGTAGAAGAAATGCCTGCCGTCTGTGCCCGCAGTTGGACACCAGTCATCCGCGTTCACAAGTTTCAATCTTGTTGCCAGGTTGCCAAAGAACGGATGTTTCAGTAGCAGTGCGATCCGCGCCGTTACCAGTTTGTCTATGATCTTCTGTTCCCTGTAGTCCATTATTTAGACTCCATAGCAGTTATGACGTACTTGCCAAACTTCTTATGGAACCTATCAAATGATTTCAACTTGCTAGGATCGAACGGAAGTTTGTAGTTCGTGAGTGCTATCTTGGCACCCATCACCACAAGCTCAGTCTCGAAGTTGTCCATCATGTAGTTGAAGAACCTGTCAGCCATGTCGTTCCACTTCTTGTCACCGTTCTGGTGTGCCTGTTGTAGTTCATAGCACAACGAAACTGTGAGTGAGTACATCGCTGATATTTCTTTTGTTTTTAGATCTCTTACTTTACCGCTCAAGATATCAGACGGGTTAGGTAACTGACCGCTAATTTTACGATGATTCATAAACTTAACGGCCAGTCCTTCTCCTACGCAACCTGCTACGAGGTCAGTGAGCGTACTTTCTGGCAGGTCGTCTGATAGAAGTTGGCTTACGAAACTCCATGATCTTGGAGTTGCGAATGATCTCGAACTTCCTTTTGGATCGAAATCATATAAATCTTGTTTGGCGAATGTGCAGTAACCCACAACGTCCGCGTGTACGTGTTGTTCTGTGGCCCATTGTAGCCAGTCCTCGAAGTCCACCCTTAGTTCAACGTGTACGAATCTGTTGGCCAACGGAGCCGGCATCCTGTATGTCACACCCTTGTCTGAGTCCCTGTTACCCGCCGCCACGATCGAAACGCCTTCAGGTAGGTGATACTGTCCAACCCTTCTGTTAAGGATCAACTGGTACGCCGCCGCCTGTACAGCCGGTGCCGCAGAGTTCAACTCGTCCAAGAACACAATAGCAGTTGACTTGGGATCAGTTGGCAGTTCTGCCGGTGATGCCCACACCATGTTGTTTTCTTTTGAATTGTAGTAAGGGATACCTTTGATGTCTGTGGGCTCCCATAGTGGTAATCTGATGTCTATGACTTCTCTGCCTTCCGCGTCCGCGATCTGTTTTACGATGTCCGATTTACCAATACCTGGTGCTCCCCACATCATTATGGGTCTCTGTAATTTGATACAATGTGTTAATGCTGATTTTGCCTCGTTTGGTGATACAGTTCTGTTCTGAGAACCTACCGCCGCCTCTTTGTTTTTGTTTGCTCTTGCCATTTAGTACACTCCTGTTTAAATGTTTATAGTATCATTATAGCAGGAATGTGTGTACGGTCAACCGCACAGAAGTCGCTATTTCATTGACTTTTTTAGATGTAATTGTGAAAATCTGGGATATAATTGGTAATTTTTATGCTACGTTTGTTGTCTAGAGCTTGTATCTGTTTCTTAAGAGAGTCTATGGTATCATCATCACAAGACGAACTTAACATTTTTTTCAGTATTAGCTGTAATTGTATATAAAAATGTTTATTTCTTTTTTCATCTGGGTGATTGAGAAAGAATTCATCAACATCTTTTTTAAACTTTTGTTTTAATTTTTCTGGAGCATTGAATAGATTATAGATTTTAGGAGTGATCACTTTCATAGCGATCATTTTAAAAGCACTATTTCTCGAAGCAAATTCTTTTTTCATTGTTAGATACCATTTTAAAAATTTATCATAATTGAATAATGATAAAATTTGTATACTATTGAAAACTTCAACTTCTATTTTACTGTTCATTTTTGAAATCTTGATTAGATTGTTTGTAATTTTGTCAAAATTGCTCGGAAACCTTATGTAATCATTTGCACGACCAAAAGAATCAATGCTAACTCCCAATGTTACACTTTTGAACTCTTTCAAATATTCAAAGAAACGGTTGTTGATATTAGTCAAATTTGTTATAACTTGCAATTTGATGTTTCCTATAAGGTTATTTTCCTTAAGATATTTAAAATATTCCTCAAACTCTGGCATGATAGAAGGCTCTCCACCCTGTATTACTAACTCTTCTAGTTGGTGTGATAATTCACATGTGTCTTTGAAGACTCTTGGTGAGACAGCTCTGATTCCGTTGGTGTTTTTGTTAATTCCTAAATCTTTTGCCCATTGTGAACTACGATTCGGTCCACACATAACACACTTTAGATTACAGAAATTACTGAAGTCTAGATCTAGTTTAGTGGGAAGGTCTCTTATTTTTGTATTCTTATTTGAATTATGTAGTTGTCTTATGCTCAGGATTCCACGATCTTCAGCATCATAACAGGGTTGGCATTGTTTGACCCTAACTCCGTTTTTTTGTTTTTCCAGTAATAATTTTCTTTCTGCACTGTGCCAGAATTCCAAAGGATCCAGGTTATAATATTGATTACTCTCGCAACATAGACCAACTCCGCGATCACTGATAAACATACCGTTGGTTGGGAAAGTGCAGTAGGTTTTATTCATTTTTATTTTCGTCAACTTTGCTCATTGCCCTCGCGAGCCCGTATTTGGTGATGTCTCCGGCGAACAGCATCAGTTGTAGCGCCATTTTCTCCATGGTCACAATGATCTGTTTCTTGTCAACGAAGTAGGGACAGTCAACGAACTCATCCAACCACAGGTAGGTCTGTGGGGTGAATATGACCTTTGCTGGGAATTTGATGGTGTAGGTCTTGAGGTCCAAATTCTCCAACATCTCCAGGCCCTGTTTGGTAAGCCTCAAACTCCTGGCTTGGTAACTCTCACGTACATTCTGCCACCAAGTGTAGTAATTGGTCTTGATGCTCTCGTCGTGGATTGGCTGTTCCAACAGTTCCATGAAGGTGCGTGTGTATGCGGTCTTGCGATCCATACTGCTATTTAACGGGTGGATTTATCGTTTGAATTTTTCGCCTGTCTTTAAGAGGTACACACCAAACTTGTCGGTGTTGTGCTGTGCGTTCAGTTTCTTGGCCAGGTTCTCCGCGTGTCCGGGGTTAGAGAACGAAACTTTCTTGTATTTTGGACCTGGGTAGTTGGAAACTAAACTTGAGGATTTCAAGTTGATGGGTTTACCATCGTAGAACACCGCCCAGATGCCTTCCGCGGCTAGGACTTCATCCATCTTGTACGTGGTTTTATTGCTGTGTTGCAACAGCACTGTGGGTTTTGGTCTGCTCATAATTGTATAACTATACAAATATATTTACCAAAAATTTTAGGGTTTACTTATCTCCGAACTCGCCGCCGTCCATCTCTATGTTGATGGTCTGTGCCTCCCTGGCGGTTTTAAGTGCTTCAATGATCTCTTCCTGTATGGTGACCATGCGTGTCATTACTTGTGTAAGACTATCAGCCAGTTGGTCTGCTTCCCGGGCGGGTATAGTGATCTGCCTCTCGCCCTTCTGGCGCAGTGTACGGATCCTACCTATTAGATCTTCAATCGGTTTTGTCTGAATTTTTGAGTGCGTCATTTAGTTGTGCCACCATTTCTGTTTTTGATTTCATGGGTCCTTTATATTTGTATCTTTGTAATGTGATTATTTTAGGACAGTATGCTTTACGCCAGTTAACAGTTTCGAATTTTACAATGTAATACCCAGCACAAAACATTGATTTTGATTTTGGGGTCTTGGTGTATAAGGGTAAATTTTTTTGTACGTCCCATAAAGGATTATATGGTTTCTGACTGCATGGATATCCATGTACGTCATATTCCTCTGCTTGTTTTACGTCCCATTTGTCCACAGATTTTTCCTGTTCTTTTGTGACCGATTCGTCAAACATGTTGAAGCCAAATCGTGTGAACAGACTCTCCTGCGTGTGGAACACCTGTCGCTGGTCCTTCTTGCTGAGGAACGTCCAGCCATTGTCATCTTGCTTGGAAAGGGTACCAAGTTTCTCGCCGTTTTGCTCGACTATCCAGAACTTGTCTTTGACTAATGTTTTTGCTCTAACCGTCATTGAGTTAACCTCGCATTAAAAGGCTCAACATACAGTTGCGCCTGCTCACTAATCCTATTTAAATCGTACTTGGCACAGAACCTCATGAATCTGATTCCAACCTGTCCCACGTTCTTGGCCTCTGATTTGGCCTGCTCTATGGTCTGGTCCAGTTCCTCTATGATGGCCTCTGGTTGTGCGTGTAGATCAACCAACAATCTGTTTCTCTCGTAGTCTTCCAATACCCTGTGTTCGTTGCCGTCATGATCAACCCACTTGCTCAGCATGAGATTGTTCCACGTGTAGCCCTTTTCGTGTCGGTCAGCGAAGGCCTCTTGTAGGCCTATCTTGTTTTTTGTGCCCTTGGTACGCACACCTGGGTATGCTGAAAATATGTTATCACTTGGATCTCCCCTCATGGACTTTTCGAACACTATCCATTCAGTGTCCGGTGCTGGTTTTGGAGCCTTCAATTTCTTGTCTATCACAGGATTGCCCTTTGCGTCAAACCATCCCTCGTGTGTGAGCGTGGTCTCGTTTACACCATTATACTGTTTTACTTTGGGTGTTATTAACTGATTCAAATCCTTGTCTGTGCTGATTATGACGTGATTGTCGTCTGGATGCTTGTCAATCCATCTCGCTATTAGGTCATCTGCTTCTGCCCTTGGGTTTCGCAGTACCGTTGCGTTGGTCTTGGTCTTGATGAAGTCTACAAAGTCATCATACACCTCCCAGAATACCTCGTTCTCTTCCTTTTCCTGTTGGGTCATTGCGTCCGCCATCTCCTTACGATTCCGCTTGTAGGGTGCGTAGTGATCCTTACGCCATGATCTGCCCTCTAGACAGAACACCACGTGTGTGCCGTTGAAGTCCTGCCATGCTTTCTTTATGGAGTTCATCATGATGTGTATGGCCATGCCCACTTTCTCTGAGGTGTCTCCACGTATGACGTGTCTAGCACGAAAGAAAGTGTTTGCGGTATCTACTAATATGTGTGACATGCTGTATTATAACACTTACTTTGCTTTTTGTCTATGTAAGAAAAATGGGTTATCTATGCCATTGAATTTTGGTAAATTTGGATTCATCGCTTTGTAGTGTTCGGGGTATGACATAATGTAATCAATTATCTGTTGTGTGTCTGTGAAAAAATAATCAGTGAGGGGCATCGTTATAAAATCATTTTGTTTTTCCAACATGGCATACACATAAGCCTGTTGCAGAATATCTAAACGTGGAACTTCAATGTTTATTTTGTCTTTCACAGCATCAAGCAACATGGTTGTTGAATTATTGGTAGCAATAAACTTGTTGTTATTCATAAAAATTTTGTGTATTTCTTCAAATCCTGTAAGATCTAGATCTAGATCAAATTTATCACTTAGGTTGGTTAGATAATTGCGTAGTGAGTGTGAGGTAAAGAACACATTCACTTCCACGTAATTCATCTTATTGAAAGGTGCTATTTCTTTTTCGATCTCTTGGATGTCTTCCTTGCTTTTAACCACACTACCTTGTGTATGCCAGTCGAGGAAACCTAACTTGTATGCGTCACGTAGGAGCCATTTGGGAACAGATGACCCAGACACTTTGTACAAGTTTTGTAATTTTTGATAAAACTCTTTATTATACTCCTTGAAGAAACTTATATCATGGTGCAGGTTATGTAAATCTCTATTTTGGTCACCGGCTCTGTTCATGGCAACTCGTTCAAAATACAATATGTCATTTGGAAAAATAATTTTTACTACATTTGAATTCTTAATTTTTTGATCATCATGTCCTTCATAATGAACAAATTCAGCATAACCGCTGTAATCAATGTCTAAATGTGAATTTCCATTTTCGTTAAACGGCAACTCGTTGATGGTCGGAGTCCTTCTACTAAATTTGTCTATCAGATATCTAAGGTAATGTCCATGGCAACCTGGACTATTGAATATGTAAATGTGAGGATTAGGAAACTTCGGTCTTGCCATCGTCTCTCCTGTTGATCTGTACGTAGCCAGAACCAGTGACGTCGATGCCCTGTTCGTTACCTATTGTCTTACACAGTGTCTGGAACCATCTGTCAACAATCTCTTCTTCTGAATTGCCTTGATACCCTGACTGTTTCAGCATGTTCACGAACTCGTCGTTCCAGTCTAGTTCAAAGAAACCGTTCCTTGGATTCTCTGGATTCACGTTCAAGTTCAACACCTTGACTATTGGCTCCTCGCTCTTCTTTGCCTTCTTTGTGGTCTTTTTTTTAAGTGTGCTTTTTGTTGTTTTCTTTACCTTCATACTTGTATTATATCCTATTTGTTGTTGAAAGTCAATTTAAGTTCCCCATTTGTTTCCAAATAAATCTACGTGTAGTCTTGGTGAATATTTGTATCCGTTATTCATAGCGATCTCTGCCACTTGTGTTGCAGTCTTTGCCTGTCCTTCTTGGGTGGCTCCCATAGGCATTAGATATATGTCTGCGTTCACTCCTGCTTTAGTGTACATTTCTCTTGCCTTGTCCACCTCCGCAAGATCTACATCATCTTGGATCACGAATTTGAAGTAAAGATGTGTGTTTGGTATGTCAGCGTACTGCCTTGCAACATCAGGTCTGATAGCCTTGTCCCATGCTTCGCCTGATATGCTGAGCTTGGGCGAAGTCGACCATGTTACGTGTACCGGATCGTTTGTGTAATCACCAGCAGTCAATCCATGTAAGAATTTGTCAAAGTTGTATTTGAATGGTTGTGTACAGTTAGTTTCGATTGTCACGTTTTTGAGGTCTTTAAAAGCAGGTTGACGTAGTAACTCTTGTGTTTCTCTTTGCCACAGCATAGGCTCACCACCTGTAATTATGAAATGCACGTCTTGTCCGTTGTTACATGTCCAAGAGTTGTGTGGTGTGAGTTGTGTGCTTATTTCTGCGATATCGTGTACTGTTTCCCAACTCACAAGGTGTTTGTATCTTGATGCCCAACTGGCACTGGCGTCACATCCTATCTCAACCACAGGCAGTTCACTTACGTGTTTAACATCTGAAAGGTCCTGCGTGGCGTATGGCATCTCCTCTGGTTTCAACCATTTGCTCTGATCCCTGCCCTGTCCAAATCCATGGCAGTTGAAGTTGCAACCGAACACACGAAAGAACACGCTAGGCACTCCCACGAATCTGCCCTCGCCCTGCACCGAGTAAAATATCTCCGAGTATCTTATTTTTTCCATATCGTTGGATCTATATTTTTTGTTGCTTCGACTAATTCTCTAATTGTATATGACTCTTGCTGTTTTGTCAATGCTTGTTTATCGATCCATGGTAAGTTATGATCTCTTTTCAAGTAAAGTGGATAGGTACGTATAAATTCAATTATTTGCTGAGTATCATGAAACCACTGTACACCATATGGAAAAAGCAACTGTTGATTTTCTAATTTTGTTTCTATCCAGGCCTGTTCCAACAGATCGAGATCTTTACAAACCATGTGATTATTAGTTTTGATTGCATTGAGGACTGTGTCTGCACGATCTAATGTTGATATTTGTTTTGTACTTTTAACGTGGCTGACTATTGATCCCAGTACATTTCTATCTATTTTTAGTCCTAAATTGAAGGTGTTTGAAAGAGATACTAACGATTTTTCTAATTTGTTTACATCAAGTAGAGAGTACAAAGGAAATTGGAAATGTTTTGTATCGGACATATGCGCTTTCATGGCATCCCACCACTCATTTTTCTTTTGGTGAAAAAACAGTTTATAAATTTCCTTTATCACAGCGTCACTTTTGTCATAATTGGGACCAAATGTTTCTTTGAGCCAGACATGATCCTTGTATTTTAGGAATTCGTTTTTGTTTTCGAGTATTACTCTGTGATAGTACAATCTTTCAGCAAGTAAGAAATGATTTTCTTCGAAGGTAACAACCACAATTGGTTTATTTCTATCGTATGCTACCCCGCCGGGCGTATGTACATGATGGCATAATTGAAATAATTTGTGATAGGGCCAGTCTTCTTGATGTATGCGGCCATTTTCGTCCCAAGGAATATTGGAAGTGATTTTTGATCCAGGCAAGAATTTTTCAACACACCATTGTATACAGTTGCCAAAGGTTCCGGGAAAATAAAGGAGTTGTATTTTTCTTTTTTCAAACATATCAATTTAAAAATAATCCTCCATTGTACCTTCACGATATAGGTCTTGTGTTATACAGTGTGTACCACCATCCCAAAAATACCTGTGCCTAAAGTTGAAAATTATTGGTTCGACTTTATGTTTTTTGAAGTGTGCAAACACATCTTTATTGTAGTTGTTACATATTATTGTGTGCTCGTCTATACTTAACATATTGACATCAAACACGGTCTCTTCAACATAACCAACCCAATCTGTTAACCATGTGTTGATGAATTCTATCAGTTGGTCATTGTGTTCCTCGCCCTTTAACCACCATTTACCGCCAACTTTTTTCTTGATTTTCAAAAACGGATCCACTTTGTCCCAACTTTGATCCGGCAAATATAAAACGTCCCAGCTGGGAAATTCTTTTTGATAATCTTGTACATTCCTCAATGACACTATACATCCAGGCTTTACAACACAGAACACGGCATCACTGTGATACCCTCTGTTTGAAATATGAACTCTAAATCCCTGCGACTCCCAAATACTTGAATATTTTTTTGTAAGATTTGCCGGCGTGCTAGGTTCCACGTCCCAATATAGATCTTTCCCGACTCTAGAAATTGTTGCAGTTGAAATACAACCTTCAGAAGGTACGATCTCTATATCTTTTCTTTTAATCTGTTTTAAAACATCAGAATAACCAGGACTACCCTTAGACACCGCATATATTTTTTCACCTATTACTGCAAAAAAATCTCGAGGTGTCACTGGTGGTCTAGTAATATTTTTTAGACTTTTGATTTTTTCCATGTTCAAAAAACTTCTATATGTAATTACTCCAGCATCTTTTAGAATTTTTTCTAGTGCTTGATAGTCTTCCTCAGTTTCCTCTGCTATCTTTTTGAGAGGATCCATAATTTTAGTATTTTTGTAAATTGGAAGGTCTGAAAACCATTCAGTCTGGAAACCAGAACCAATCCAGCAGTGTTTTAACGGATGAAAAGTGGCATATCCTTTAATAGGGATCATGCTATTTCTTTTTGTTTTTGTCTAGCCTCACGATCTTGCCGTCTGTGTCTTTCAAGTGTCCAACTGACTCCCTCTTGATGTCGTTGTGTGAGAAGTTAGCCCAGTACAGTTCAAATGCCACGCCGTCTTCCATGCCCTCGAAACTGTGATAAAGTCCTGGTTTTACGGCAGTGAAATCTCCTGGGTTTAATATGGTCTCGTCCACTAGGTCGTAGTCCTTCTGCCAAACTCGTATCTTAAGTTGACCACTCATGCAGTAGAAACCATTCCACTTCCATTCGTGTAGGTGTTTGCTACACACTCCACCCTTCTTGTAGTCAATCCTGTGGAACTCCAGTGCGTTGTTGGCAAGGATCAGTTCCGTCTCACCCCATATTTTGCCTGCTTTGTTTGACATAAATTTTGTGCCTTCCTATATTGTATTATACATGGTATTTAGATGAGTTGTCAATGGGGGAGCAAAAAACTCCCCCGATGATCTATTTTTTCTTCTTGCCTATGACCTGTAGTCTGTTCAACAGTATTCCATACGCTGGTAGGAACACTATCAATCCAACAACAATCTTGGTCAAAGTGTTGTTCTGAGCAACCACGTGCCAGTTAGCACCGATCCAACTTAGATTGCCCTCTGCGTCGAGAGAACCTGCGAACGCCACATAAAAGAATGAGTATGTATCAATTATGTTCGCCGCGATAGTTGAGATCGCCGGTGCCGCCCACCAATTGTCAGATTTTTCTCTGATCGCTTGGAAAACGTACACGTCAAGCATTGTACCGATTGCGTATGCCGTACCTGATGCGAATCCCACCCTGTATGCGTGTGGGTCACCCAGTGCCAACAGTACCAGTACCGATGCCACGATTGCCGGAATGATCGCCATTGCAACAACGGCCCTTCCTGCTTGTTTGCCGACCAACCTGACCGTCAGGTCAGTTGCGACTACCACGATCGGGAATGTGAATGCCGCCGCCGCAAGTGGGAATGATCCAAACAATGGAAGGTCCGCGCCTGGGAACAGATCAAATCTGATCGTGACTAGATAGTTCGACACAGCGATAACCAGCGTGTGTAGAATAACTAGATTTCTTACAAGTGTCTTGTCAACACCTGCCAGTAGTGATTTAAACATTAAGCCTCCTTAAGGTTTTGTTTAATGTTCAGTATTTTAACAGTTTTTTGATTGTTGTGTCAATACAACTTTTGCTTTACTTGTCCCACTCTTCCCATGGGAAAACTATCCATGCGGGCACTTCCGCTTTGTTGATCTCGTATCCGTGGTAATCCACTTTGACACGGCTGGGCTTGTTGTTGATCAGTGCGGCGAACCTTATGCGATCCTCCCGCTTGCCGAAGTTGTCCAGTATGTACCGGAACGTGTCTCCGGAGTCGTTGATGTCGTCTATGATCAGTATCTTCTTCTGGAACGCGAACACCTTCTCCAAAACACGTAGGTCGGGTTTGGTGGTGTGGTCTCGTAGTCTTATGTCCAACGCCTCGTGTGGCACGTTCAACCTGTGTGAAAGGTACACGCCCGGGATACATCCTCCCCTGTTGATGCCCAACACCACACTTGGCATCCAGTTGCTGTGCACCATCTTGTCCTCTATCTGTATCAGTGCGTTGCGCATCTGTCCGGTTGTGAAATAACTTTTCTTAACTTCTTCCATTATATCAATCCAAAGTATCCTAGGTAGTATCTGAATGCCCCAGACACCAGCATGGCCAGTAGTATGGTGTTCAGTATTATCAAGGCCCTGTCGTGCCATTTGAATCCCACCCACAGCCATCCCGCCGTGCCCACTATGGAAAACGTGACGTCAAATATCTTGGGTATCTCTTCTACCGATCTGCACAGCACCGCCACGCACACGAATGCCACCGATATCCATTTGACGTACCACGTGCTGTCATGCACGGGTGTGACCTTACGCACCTTGCTGAGGCTCTCCTCCAGTGCCTCTATCTTGTCTTCTATCTCGTTGACTCTATTTGGTGTAACGCTCATAAACCCTGTTGATGTTGTTTTCTACCCTAACGAATGTGGCACACTTGGGCATGTCTTTCAATCTACGTGCACCAATGTATGTGGCCGCGGATCTTACACCTCCCAGTATGTCTTCCACCGTTGGGTTCACAGGTCCTCTGTGGGGCAGGCTTATCCATCTGCCCTCGTTACCCCTGTATCCGTCTTTTCGTTTTCCGTGTTTCTCACGAGCCCTGTCTGAGCTCATGCCATAGAATTCTACCTTGCCATCCACCACAGGTTGTTCGGACTCGTCGTGTCCGGCCAGCATTCCGCCAATCATCACCGCGTGTGCCCCGCCACCGAACGCTTTTGCTATGTCTCCTGGCCATACGCAACCGCCGTCCGCCATGATGTGTCCATCCACTCCATTGGCCGCGTCAGCACATTCAACTATGGCCGAGAACTGTGGTACGCCAATACCAGTCATCGTCCTCGTGGTACAAACTGATCCAGGTCCTATTCCTATCTTGACCATGTCCGCACCGTTTATGATTAGTTCCTCCACCATCTCTGGTGTGACCACGTTGCCCGCTACAATTACTTTGTCTGGATATTCATCCCTGACCATCTTGATGAAGTCCACAAAGTTTTGATGGTATGCGTTGGCCACGTCTACTGTTATCATTTTTACGTCTGGGAAACTCCTCAATACGTCCTGCATTCTAGCGTAGTCCTCTGCTTCTGGATCCCATATCTTGTTAGTACCAGTGCAAACCGAAACACTCTGTAATCTCAATCCCGAACCCACCGCCGCTTTCCATTGGTCCACAGTGGTGTTCTTGGTGATCACGGTCATCATCTTGTGTTCCTGCAACACTTTTGCCATTGAGAACGTACCCACGCCATCCATGTTTGACGCAAATATTGGAGTGAAGTTCATGACCTTGCCTGAGTTACGGAAAGTGAATTTACGTGTCATGTCCACATCACGTCTACTGCTCAGTGTGGAACGCTTGGGTTCCATCAACACGTCATCAAAATTTAATTTTATATCCTCCTTAATCCTCATTTTCCTGCTCCTTTGCCTCACACATCTTCTTGACGTTGTTGTAGTGATCCCACGCGTCCTTCAGTGCCGGGTATTTGTCTCTGAGATCTTTGTCGTAATCAAAATTCATCTGTAGGTCTCCAATATCACCAAAGTTCACAGTGGCCGTGTCTGTAACTGAACCAACATTAGTGGCACCCATGCTCCAGTCGTCTAAGGTGTATATTCCATCTGAACTCATTGAACTCATCTCTATGTTGTCCGACTGCATGTTGGCCTGTTCTTTTTTGATTTGTGCTTTGCTTTTCTTAACCATGGCCCTTCATGCTCATACAAATTTTATAGAATTCGTCCCTGGTTGCTGGATCATCTTTGAATGCACCCAGCATGATCGCCGTGGTCATGTCCGACTCGTGTTCCCTCACACCTCTGTGTGTCATGCAGTGATGTTCTGCTTTGACAACTACTGCGAGATTCTCGGTCTTGGCGTATTTTTTCAACTCATCTGCGATCTGTGTTGTCATTTCTTCCTGTATTTGTGGTCTCTCCACGATGTGATGCACGATCCTATTAAACTTGCTCAATCCGATAACCTCACCATTTGGTATTATGCCAACCCATGCTTTGCCCACGATGTTCTGGAAGTGATGGGCACACGTCGATCTGATCGATATCGGACCACTGGTGTACATGCTCTTGTAACCCATGTTGGGGAAACTGGTCACCCTCGGTGCTGGATTAAACCTGCCACCAAACGTTTCTCTGATGTACATCTTGGCCACACGCTTCGCTGTTTCTTGTGTGTTGTGATCGTTTTCAGTGTCAATGACAAGACTGTCTAACACGCCTTGCAGTTTCTCTTGTACCTCTGCCTGCAATTGATCCATCTCACCGTCTTCTATGAATTCAGCGATGTTGTCATTAGAATGGAATCTCTTACCTGCCTTTTTAATTCTTTCTCTGATCTTTGTGCTGACGGGTGTATCAGGCATCCAACTGTCTTTCAATATGTCTTCGCTCATTATTGTATTTCCTTCTTGTGTGTCTTGTTATACCATTGTACAGCAGTCGCCACCACGTTGTCAATACTACTTTGTGTTGGAGACCAATCTAATATTTCCTTTACCTTTGTTATGTCCGCCACCAGGTATGCTGGATCGCCTGGCCTGTTCTCATGCATCTCTATCTTCATCTCTCCTGTGTATTTCTGCACGGTATCTACTAGTTCCTTGTTTGATGCCGGTGCGCCCGATCCCAAGTTGAACACCTCTGCTGTTTTATTGTCAGAGGCGTAGTTCAGTGCTTTTATATGAGCATCTGCCAAATCCATCACATGCACGTAGTCCCTCACACACGTACCGTCATCTGTGGGGTACTTGTCACCAAATATCTTAAATGTTTTGCCCTGTCTTGCGGCGTCTATGGCCAATGGTATGATGTGAGTTTCCTTTTCCCTCAGTTCACCCACTTCCGCTTCTGGGTCAGCACCCGCGGCATTGAAGTATCTCAGTCCCACACTTGATAGACCGTATGCCCTCAGGTAGTCCTTGCACAGCATCTCCATCATGAGTTTGCTGGCACCGTAGGCACTGATGGGATTCGCCGGGTCTGATTCCTTGCACAGTTTCAGTCCAGGATCACCATACGTGGCCGCGCTCGATGAATAAACGAAAGTCTTCACATCACATGCTATCAACTTGTCCAGCAATGACACCGTTGTTATGAAATTGTTCTTGTAGTACAGGGACGGGTTCTCCACGCTCTCGGGCACACTGGTGCTACCCGCGAAGTGTATACAACTGGTTATGTTGTATCTCTTTATGATCTCGTCCAATCTGTCCATCTCTTGTGGTAGATTTAAATTATGAGTTGGTCCAAATGATACTAACCCTTCTCTGTAGTGTCGATCCACAGTCACAGGTAGATAACCGTTCTTGGCCAAGAGTTTGCAGGTGTGTGAGCCAACGTAGCCCGCACCACCGGTGACCAGCACTGCCTTGTTCACGCCTTTAATATTTGGATTCTGATACTGTGTCTCTGTAGTGTTGTCCATCTCTTCTCCATTGTTCTCCCTTGCCTGTCATAATGTCTATCATCCTGTCTATGGTACCGTTGGTCCAATCAGATAATTTACCTATACTAGGGGATGGTTTGCTTAATAATACTTCTAATTTGTCCATTGCGTCTTCCATTGACCATGGAACGTACATTCTCGTGTGGTCATTCGCGAAAGTCTCAGGGAATGATCTGTATGCCGGAAACAGTGTGTTGCAACCCATGGCGTCTGCCTCACTGACAGTGTTTGACACCCAGTCCTGTAGAGCACAGTTGAACATGACCCTTGAGTCAGCGAGCAGTTCGTAGTATTCGTTCTTCTTCAAGTTCTCGTGTATGGTCAGTGTGCCTTGTTTCGCAAGATACTTGGCTTCGTCAACAAAGAACTGATTGTTCGATCTCAATGGACCACCTTGACATATTGCAAATTCAACATCTGGATGTTTATCTTTGTATTTTAGTGCCAGCGTCATGTAGAACTGTGGCTGTTTCTCTTGATCCCACCTTGCTCCAAAAATCACTCTCTGTTTTCTTTCTATGAATGGTTTCCTGTCTGGTACTCTACCTTGTACCTCTTCCTTGCCAAAACTCAAACCCGATATGTTGTATATGGGTGCCGACCAGTTTGCTATTCTCATGTGTGCCACCATCTCTTCATTGGTCGCTAGTATTTTCACGTTGGGAATTTCATTGCACATCTGCTCATACATGCTCATCCATTTGCTCATTCCCCACACGTGTACGAAGTCGTCTGGATCTATGGCCTGTGCTAGACATCTCAGATATATTGTTGGCCTATGTTTCTCTTCAACTTGGTTCAAGATGTACGGCAGTGATTCCATGCCTGGCTGGAACATGTCCTCGAAGAATATGATGTCCTTGTTGGTGACCTCACCGTTACGCATCATCTGTACCAGGTTCATCATCTGGCTCATGCCGAAGTAACTTCTGCCATGTGCGTCCAACACCTGTCCCACGCTGATGGCCTTGGTATCATCTATGGTTGTGCCCGGAACCACCACGTAGTCTATGCCACGCTTCTTGTATGCACGTTCTGTCCAGTCCTGTAGTTGTAGTGTGTATCTGCCTTCGTAGGGCTCTAGACCCATGTAAAATATTTTCATAGTATTAGTATAACAGATTTACTCCCACTTGTCATTAAAATCATTGTACAAAGTGTATTTTGCTGTTAATTCTTCTCCTTCCTTGATTGGTTTAGTTGTAATTAGGTATTTGACTGGCAATTGATGCCAAAAACCTGCAACGTTCTTGCAGTTTGGATCATCTGAATGATTGTAGAATGCACCCAAGGCCGTTCTGATACTTCCGTGCGGAAAATTCTTATTCAACACATGTACAATACCAAGCACAACATCTGCATCAAAATCTCTTGTGGCAAATAGACCCAGACCTTGTACATCGGAGTTCTTTATTGTCAATCCATCTGGTAAAGGTTTATACATTCTTTTCGTTCCATTCTTTTAGTTTAACTTGGTATTCACTTTCGCTTAGACCATGCCAACCTATACATTTACCAGTGGGTGATCTGCCGCATGGACACGTTTCTTTCTTTTGTCTTTCTTGTTTGTTTAATATGGACTGCTTCATAGATATGTCCGTGAGCTCTTTTTCCTTTGCAAATATCTCATCAAAATTCCTCCTATAGGAATCGTTTGATGGCCTGGATTTGCCATCCCAATTACCCGGCATTAAGCCCTTCCAGGTATTTGATCATTGTGTCGGCATCAGACACTTCGAATGGATCGCCGTTCTCGCCTGCGTTGTTTTTGCCTGGTTCTTCGAAAATCTTAACAACCTCTCCGTTGTCAACATACATAGAATATCTCCATGATCTCATTCCAAACCCAACATGATCCTTGTTAATCAACATGCCCATTCCCTGTGTGAACACGCCTGAACCGTCTGGAAGAACTTTCACTTTCTCGATCTTTTGATCCCTGGCCCATGCATTCATCACGAAAGCGTCATTTACACTAAGGCAGTACACCTCATCCACGCCCAGTGCTTTGATCTCATCGTACTTCTCCTCGTATCCCGGCAGTTGTTGTGAACTGCAGGTTGGAGTGAATGCTCCCGGCAGTGCGAACACCACCACTTTTTTGCCGTCGAATATCTCAGCAGTGTCAATGTCCTTCCATTCTCCACCTATCAGTGCGCAACCGCCCACCGCTTGGTCGTCGCCTATCCTTGTTTTGAAGTTTGTGTATGGTACTCTCATGTCGTTATGCTCTCTCCTTTGTTAGTTTGACCGTGCCGTCATTGGTGTGTTTGATCCTGTGCGAGTTCTGTAGGGCGAGATGAAGGAATGATTCATACTTGTCATCCTTGACCAACAAGGTGATTGTGTCGTCCATCGCGTCGTCATCACTGAATCCCGTGTGTGACCATATGAAATCCCGACCGTACTTCATTCCCAGGTTGCCCGCCGTGGTGCAGATGTTGGCCACCGCGTCCACCGTGTCATAGCCCGCGTTGAGACCACCGCCCTCTATGGGTAGGTGTCCCATCCTCGTGGTCGCCCGTTTCTGTTTAATCTGTATTTCTTTCATAAACCGCGTGTGATCCGTTCTCACCGTCCTCACTTACATCTATTTCAATTTTCCTACCTGGATATCTTTTTGTGATTGCCACATATAAATCATCTGAAATCATCTCACAGCTCTTGTAATCCAATTTCATCGTGCCGTCCGCGTACATGTTTTCCATCCATCTCTTGAACTGTATGAATTCTATGTCCCTGTCATCGTGGAACACCTCTATGGCCACCTTGAAGTGGAATATGTGTCTGTGTGGGTGTCCCAGGAAACTGACGTCGTACTCGTCACCTGTTGCCAGTTTTGGATCATCTAGTGCCGCTGGGTACTTGTGGATGCCTTCCTTTTGGAATGTGACCCATATCATCTTGCTGGCCTTGTTGGCTTGTTCTCTTAGTGCTTGATCGTGCTGTTGCTCAGTATCCATTTGTTCTCCTGTATTGGTTGATCTTGTTTGTATTCCTTCCATGAGGTAAATCCCGCTGACTGTTTGAAGTGATTCATGGTCATGGTCCATACACCTGGGTTGGTTTTGTTGAAATCAACATCATCCACCTTGATGCACAGATTATCATCATCTTCTGAATCTGGAAATATAATTGAACAGAATGGAATGAATTTTTCATTTTTCCAAATTAGTTTAAATCTCTTCTTGACCTCTGTGTGCAGATTGTAGGGATAATCTATTGTGACATAATATCCCTCCTCGATTAGTTTCATCATCTGTGCCAGTTGTAGACCATGATTGTACATGAATGATCTGTTAGCACCGTAGTATACGGCCTTAGCATTTACCATTTCTGCAAGTTCTTTGATTTGATCTAGCGTGAGATCATTACGTGCCAGGAACAAAGTTTGTAATCCATAAGCGGGTGTGTGTTCTATCTCTATGCCTGAAAAAACACCTACATCTTTACTTTTACCTGTTTTGTAATCTCTGTCCATATTGTTATTATACGACGGGTTGATTATTTTGTCAATGTCTGTTTTGCCCGAATGATAGCATCCTTCAGTGCCAACTTGGTCTTCTTCAACCTCATCAGAAGTGTCTTGCTTTCGGCACTCCTATCCTTTTTGCGATCCTCAGTGAGTTCTTTGACTTTTCTCTTAAGGTAATCGTGATGATCCTGTAGTTTCTTTAATATTTTACTTTTGTTAGCCATTTTTTTCTCCTAGTTGTTTTAATTCTGGTAAAACTTTAAATAATTCCTGTCCTCTCAAACGATCAAGTATTTGCATCCTCTTCAAAAACTCGTCCACGTATTGTACGTGCTCTAGATTTTTAGTCAAGAACTCTTTTGTCTCTACCAGACTGGTTTTCAGTTGACCTGTCAATATATCATTATACTTGTTGTCATTTAAGAATGAACTATTTAGGAAATTATCTATGTCCTTGATGCATTTTTCCTTCATAAATCTAGGTGCATAGATGGGATCGAGGTAGTGAGGATCTGTTACCAGTTGAAACCAAACGCCGCCAAACGATATACCACAGTTAACGATGTAATCAAATATTTCATCTAGACGTGTCATGTTTAACCATTGTATTGTTGTATTGAATGATACTCCCTCACCTATATTTTTAAGATTTTTTTCTATTGTACCCCAATCGCTTGGATATCTAATGTATTTGGCAAGATCACCCACAGCGTCTATAGATACATTATAAGAAACACTCTTGAATTTTTTACTGAGATCTACAAAATCCTTGTTGATATTGGTTGCGTTGGTCGTGAATATCAACTCAACATTATTGCTGTTTCCAGTATCGACTATTTTTTTTATGTATTCTATGTTACGCTTGATTATTGTTGGTTCACCGCCCGTCATAAAAACTCTTCGCACATAGGGTATCCAGTCCTCTATAAGTTCCCATGTGTCTTCGTCAAGTGATATTATTTTTTGTGTGGGATTGTCGATCCAATCCTCGTTTGGATTTTCAATTATCTCGCCAGCAATCTGACTGCTCCATTCGGCAATACACATTCTACACTGTAGATTGCACAGATTACCTAAACGTAGATCTAGATAAAATGGTTGCTGTAGGTTAACATTGTTCTTTATTTGATCGACATGGTCCTTGTATATCTCGTTGCTGTGCTGTCTAAGACTGCTGAATCCTCTGTCTTCTTTTTTCCAGCATATTGAACATCCTTGGTCTCTCACGTTTGACAGCATATTTTTTTTGATTTTCTGTAGTTGTCCTGATTCCCAATATTGTTTTTTAGAGTTGAATTTAAGATTGCCAGTATACGCACAACAAGGTGTTATCAAGTTTGGAGTGATAAATGCGTGAATAAATGGCAATATACAGAAATTGTCTGCCATGATGATTTACTCGAATAGTGAACTGAAGTTGTTTTTACCCTTGCCACCACCAGTATGCCTGGCCCAACGTGTGCCTCTGATGTCTGCAAGGAATGGTCTTGAATCTTTAATCACTTGCATGGGTGTTTCTGAATTGAATACATCCTTAATCAAAGAGTTAAAATACAAGATATTTCTAGGTACAAAATTACTCATTTCGTCTGTGTTATCAGACGCTTTTGTTTTTCTCCAGTGTTTAACTTGTGGTTGATATTTGACACCCTCCACGTCATTTAAATCGTTTGCCACTTGTACTGCCTTGATCTGATTGTATACGTTGTGTGCCATCATCAAACAATAACTGAAACTGTCCCAACTTGTTGCACCCTCTTTGCCATTTTTATTAAGATCTCCTTCACCATAATAACACACGTCTCCCATAGTTAATCTATCTCCTATGGCACTATGGAATGGAAATGGTATGTTGGATCCTTTTAGTCTTTTATCATCTGGCGCCTTGTCCATTATAAAAGAGTATCTCTGTGGTGTAAATGAATTGCCTGTGTACACTAAACCGTTTGCCGTTGAAAGGAAAGCAGATGCACTATCAAAACTGATTGTAAAATTTTCATTAACGTGTTCACGCACTTGTCTCTGTATCTGTGTGAGAAAACATGCCCAGTCCAGTTGTGATGTGCCCAGTACGTGCATCCAGTCCTTACCATCAAGTTTCTTCTCATCTCGCATCACAATGAGTCTCTTTAACAGTATCTCCATGTCGCACATGTTGATGCCTCCCATAGCCCATCCTTCAAAATCGTATTTCTTGACTTCATCGTACCAAGTGCATGCGGTCTCCCAATCGTCACCTTGTAGAACGTTAAGAAACTTAGTCTGTCCCAACCTATTCTTCTGGAAGTATTTTAAGTTATAGATAGTGGCATCCAAACAGTCTTGATAACTGTTTAATCCACTTTTTCCTCTGTTGTGATCATCTGCCGCCCACGTTGGTACATCGAGTGTCATTGCCCAGTCCGATGTAAGTTCAAGCCAATTGAGAATATTACTCCTTACTTTGTTTGCTTTGTTGCCCTCGAAGTCTTTCCAGTCAAACTGTATTACACCTTTTGCTATCTGGTAGCCACCGGAGTCTCCCACTATAGTGCTGAATTCTCTGTCTCTATTCACAATCATGTTGTCTCGGTCATGTACTTTGTCCATGTCCAAACAGGCGTGTCCTGCTGAGTAAAGTGCTGTGTTGTATGTGAAATATCCTTCTTTTGGATTTATAAAATTTAGACCTTCTACTCCTCTGTCCAGTCCTTTTGGAATCCTGTCCGCTGGAATGTGTTTGCCTTCAGTTAATCTCTGTTTGGTTACGAATGTCTGGAAGAAGTTTGATATGGCCGGCAAGAAACACGCAAAGTTTCTGTTGTAGTTACCTAGATGTTCTTGCCTTCCATTATCCGTCGTCATTATTGCGCCTGTGCTGGTATAATGTACTGGTACTTGCCCAGTCCCGAGTCAACAGAGACCATCATTGCACCCTCGTTAGAGAAGTGCAGTGTGACCTTCGCTGAATCAGAAAGTTTCAGTATCTGTAACACCTGCCCCACCGGCCAACTCCAACCCTTGTTAAGTGTGCCCTTAACGTCGGTTGCGAACGTGAACTCACCACCGTGTGACGCTTGGTCACCGAAGGTGAATATCAGATTTCCATCCTCCGTCCTCACGACGAATGAATTGTGTTCTGTGTTTGCTGTGGCCTGGAAGTTGAATCTCTGCACACTAGCCACTGTAGGCTCGATCTCGACGTCCCACTTAACACCCTTGAACTTCACGGTCTTAAGTTTCTCGTTGATGATCTCGGCGTTCATGAACCTGTAGTCGTTCTTGAAGTCACCCTTTTCATTCTCGAAATGGATGCCTGTCGGAACTGTTGCGCCGTTTCTCTCACCGGACCACACTGTTATGTTCGCCTTCTCCTTGTACTCCGGACATTTGAGGTGGATGTCCAGTTTGCCCATCTGTGGCATTCCGAACGTACCCGTCATCTCCGGTTGTGGTTTGTGGAAAGACCCCTGCAAGATCACAGATCTGTCCTCGGCCATTGAGTCGATTGCTGTCTCTTTATCGTCCCCAGTGATCTTGACCAGATCTAAGAATCCCAATCCATGCGTGTGTTTAACGATGTCTTTTAAGATGTCTATCATAATGTTCTAATTGTATATGATATTTAGGTCTTAGTCTACGGTTATTTCAGAAACTTTGTACACAACTGGATTTTGTTTACCAGGCTTGCGGAATATGGCGTAGTTGGCTCCTGGGCGGAACATGTTCATTTCTACTACTTCATAGCCCTCGTCCTCGATGATCTTGGTCATGGCGGTCTTAGTGTTGTAGTTCCAATATCCCCTCTGTGCCTGCTTGAGATCTATGTCGTAATGGCAATCCGCATATTGTATGAAAACGTATCCACCATCTATGAGGATCCTCTTTATGTCCTGAAGATATTGCTTGATGTGTTCTTGCGTGAAGAACACAAATGTGTCCCAACTGAACACGAAGTTACAGGAACCGGTTGGTATTTGATCACACGCTGTCCTATCGGTGGTGTAGAATCTAAGTAATTTTTGGTTGGCGGGATGGAATCTCCTCCTAATCTTATCTTGTACTTCTAGCAAAACGTCAACGAAGAAATTCAATCTCCATGCTCTAAATTCTTTCGAGAACATGCCTGTTCCTGGTCCTATCTCCAGGCTGTTGTAGAGATTGGTTTTTGCGAATTGGAAAATCTTGGTTTGTATCATCCTGTACAATCCATTATCTATGATTGGTTTTGCTCTCTTGATGTCGAGATCTTTCCTGAACCAGTCAAGTGTTTTGTCCAGTCTGTCGATCATCATGTTGTTATTGGCATCGACTGCCAGCTCGAGATCTTTCAGGATCTTTAAATTCTGATCAAGAATTGTGTTAAAATCTTTGCCGTCTTTGAGCTTCTGTAATTTCTCTATCAGCAGTTTGATCTCTTCTATGCTTAACATATGGTTATTTAGAATTCAAATAATTTATTAAATGTATTCGTGGTTTCTGTTGATTGAACGTCCCACCCTAGAACACCTATTAGGTTGTCTATTTTTTGATCTAGTATTGTTGCTTCCATGGCATCTGAGTCAAATGGCAGTTCCTTGAACCATTCTGGTATACGCATCTCGTCAACAGGATACGCTATGCTGGTGTAACCCAGTGGGTTGTTCTTGAGCTTACACACGATTACCTTGGCTCCATCCGTGATGGGCATCGAGTACTTGTCACCATACATCTCCCTGCACCTGTTCCAGTTCATGCTGGCCCGCACGTGTCCCGGCATGTTGGTCTTGCCCTTCTTGGTCTCCTCCTCAGTGTATTTGGTCATGTTGTTGGCCCTTTTGGGAGATCCTTTCTCCCATCCTGGTCTGGACTTGAATTCTGCTCTGAACTCGCTTATCTTCTCTAGTACTTCTTTTTCAGGTATGCCCGTCAACACCATGTACAGTAGATCACTCAAGAAGTCCTGTACGAATACTGGGGTGTCAGAACGTTTGAGATCTAGTCCCATGGCCTTTACTTTGCCCGCTTTGCCTTCTGTGTCCACACGGTTGCCTTCCTTGTCGTAGTACAGCACCGCGTACCTCTTCTTGGTTATGAACAGTCCCTTGCTGGCCACCAGTTCCCTGCCCGCCGCTATCACTTCTCCCCGTGTGCTTGGTGTGTGAAATGCTTTTGTCATGAACGCCTTGAATGATCCATTGACCTCATCTGATATCCTGTCATACAGTGCCACGACCGAATCCTTGGTCCATGGTATCACGCCCTCCGTGATCTCTTTCTTCAGTGTGTTGTATGCCGAGAAGTACACCGAGTCCGTGTCTCCATACACCACGCTCTCGCCCTTGTGGTCATACTTGCCCGCCACTATCTCGTTGACTTTGCTGGCCATGTGTTTTGTGATGCATCTGCCCGTCAGTGTAACCGATTGTCCTATCCTGATGTCAAAGAACCTACAGCCCGGATTCAATATTGCACCATACAGACTGTTTAGATTAATTTTTTTTACGAGCTGTCTCTTGTCCCAATATTCCCGTTCAATCTCGTTGTCTCCACACTCACGCATCTTCTTCTGCATCTCCTGTCTCTCAGCATACCAACGCTTCAACAATCCCGGTATTATGGCCTCGTATTCGTAGGTGAATATGGTGCCGTTCGCACTCAACATCCACTTGTTGTTGCCATCGAATATTATCTCATACAGTTGTGCCGCACTCATCCTTACACTGGTCTTGTCCTCCCAGTCCACTATGATCTCCGTGCCCTTCTCTTGATTCATCACCGCTTGGTATTCCCAACTGCCGAACTGGCTGTCCCATGCGGCCGCGAATGATTTCTTGGCATGTTTAGCCCTGTTTATTTCTGCTGATGTAATCACAGGTCTTATTTGTCCTACAATGGTTTCAGGACCCATGTTCAGTGCTCTAATGACTGACGGATACAGAGAGTTTATGTCAATTGATCCTACCCAGTCATGTATACCCTTTATCGGGGTCGCCACGTAGGCACCTGCCGCTGGTTGGTTCTCCTCACCCTCCTTCTTGTACTTCCTACCCGGCACCTGCATGCCTCTCCTGTGTGTTTCGTTTACTATCGCTTGTTCCGTCACTGCAACTGCACCCATGGTGGTCTGTAGTAGCACGGTGTTCTGGTGTGCTATCTCGTTGGCCAGTTCTATGAATTTCAATTTCTTTTCAAGTTTGGCCAGCAGTGCGGTGTCTTGCCTGTTGTACTCTATGAACAGGCCAAAATCATTCTTGTAAAGGTTGTCTAGTGATCCTTCGTAAACCGTTTTCTTCTCGCCCAGTTCATGTTCACCTATGGCATCTAATCTAAATGAATGTCGCTCTTCGTATGTGTACTTCCTGTAAAGTTCCAACAAGTCCAAGTGTACCCTTCCAACTAGATCAAAACTCAACTGTTCTCTTCCGTATTTTTCAAATACTCTCTTCTTTGGCTTTTCACCCCAGAAGCACAATCGCCTTGTGTCATCACCACTCAATACTTTCTGTATCCTTCCCACGGTGTATGGGATATCATATCCCTCCGAGTTCCATCCACTCAAAATGTCAGCGTCCTCTACCAACTGTAGGAACGCGTCCAGCATGTCCTTCTCCTTCTCGAACAGCATGGTGTTTGGGAACCTCTCTGTCAGCACCTTGGCGTCATTCATTGAAATCGTCTTGGGTGGCACCGCCAGTGTGACCAGTTGGTCCGTCCAGCCCATGTAACAACTTATGGCAGTTATGGGCATGAACGGATCATCTGTGGTTGAGTAACCTCGATCTGGATCGAAGTCCACCTCAATGTCGAAAAACATCACGTTCAGTTTTGGGGTCTCCTTGCCGAGATAATTCTCCTCTAGGCATCTGAACACCGGATTGATGTCGTGTTCGTAGAGTTGCTTGTTTGATCTTATGCGTTGCTCTTTTATGAATTCCTTGTGTGTCTGGCACACCACACGCTGTAGTGGCTCCCCGGTCATTCCCCTGTGCTTACCTCGGGCATCTGGATAGTAGAACACGTACCTGGCGTCATACTCCGTGAATATACGACCCTTCTTGGGATCACGCTCCACCACGTATATCCTGTCCTCGTCCTTCTTGTATAGTGCGTCTATGTAACTCATCTTACCACCAGTAACTGGCCACGCCGTAGCCGTAGACATTTATGATTGAGAAGTAGCCAGTGATCATCATCACGAATGCGGCATTCCTCCGGTAGGCGGCATAACACTGTGTCACAGCACCAATAAAGAATCCCGGATAGATAATGGTCATGTCCGGATCCGCGGCCGTGATTGCAAGTGTGAGGCTGGCTCCAACTGTGAATATGAAACTGACCAGTTCGAAATAGAACGCCGTCCGATCACTTTCAAAACTACGAAGCCAGAATGATCTGACTTTGTCCAACATTAAAGTTTGCCGGCCGTGTTCAGTATGCTCTCCAGCGTGTCCATCTCGTCTGCGATGTTCTGGTAGTTGCCTTTGTGTGCCACAGATATGGCCTTGTTGATGAGTGCTGGTTTCAGTTCCAGTTCCTCTGCTATTGCTTTCACTGTGTCCTTCAGTCCACCTTTCAAGTCCTCGACTTCACCTAGTACCTGTGAGCCCTGTGATATGATCTGGATTAGTTTCTGCTTCTCAGCGTCGTTGAAATTTCTTACTGCCATTTGTTTCTCCTGTTGTTATCTCACTATTATATGATATATCTCGTAGGATGTAAACTATTTTTTCTTGGTGGCCACGTTCTTGGCTTTACCACGCCTCTCAGGATTGGGATCCTGCCTGCGTTTCCTCGCGGCCGCGGACTTCCTGCCTTTTTTGCCCAGTGCGTGTGCTTTCGATCTTGGTAAGCATTTGGGCTTGCCTTCCTTGTCTGATCCCCTGGCACAGTCTCCCCTGATTTTGCCGTCTGGACCAAATCTCACCCATTTGTCCTTGAACCATTTCTTGAGGTTCTCGTTCAGTGATTCCGCGAATA